TCCTTCTCGTGTTGCTGGTGAGTTTAAAACATCCTTAGATTATTGGCATTTAGGTAGAAAGTTTTCTACTCAACCCGCTTTAAATCAAACTTTTATAGAATGTTCTCCAGAGGCTACTACTAGGATATTCGCTGTTGATGATCCATCTTCAGACCATTTATATTGTCATATATATAACCAAATTAAGGCTATTAGACCTATGCCAAAATTTGGAACACCAATGGGTGTCTAATACTAGTTGTATGACTCCTTATATTATGAGGCACAAAATGACAGGGAAGTGGCTTACTCTTCCCTGTTCTAAATGTCCTAATTGTATGAAAAGAAGAACCTCAGGATGGTCATTTCGTTTAATGAAACAAGGAGAAGTTAGCGAATCTGCTCACTTTGTTACTTTAACTTATGATACTAATAAAGTTCCTATTAGTGAAAATGGTTTTATGACTTTACAAAAAACAGATTTACAAAAGTATTTTAAAAGACTTAGAAAACTTAATCCAGATGCTCAAATTAAGTATTATGCTTGTGGTGAGTATGGTGGTCGGACTATGCGTCCTCATTATCATATTATTCTGTTTAATGCAGATATTCATCACATCGAAGAAGCCTGGAGTTTGGATAAAAAAATGCTTGGTTATATCCATATTGGTTCTGTATCTGATGCTTCTATTGGATATACTTTGAAATATATGTCTAAAGGCAGTAAAATTCCTCAACATATTAACGATGATAGACAAAAAGAATTTGCTTTAATGTCCAAAGGTCTTGGAAAAAATTATCTTAGTTCTCAAATGATTCAATATCATAAAAATGATATTGTTAATCGTATGTTTGTTAATTTAAAAGGTGGCAAAAAAGCAAGTATGCCTAGATATTTTAAGGAGAAAATTTATAATGATGAAGAGAAAAGGCTTATCTCTGAAGCTATGGAAGAGAAACAACTTATCCAAGAAATGGAAACCATTGAAAAACTTGGAGAATTATACGCTAAAACAGTAGTAGAGAGACATGAACTTGCTTTTGAAAAAATGTATAAAATTAGTAACGAAAAAAGAAATATTAATTGGAAAAATGATAATGTATGAAAAAGAAACAAATTGAAAATTTAATTGAGGAAAACACCGCAAAGGCGGTTGAATCTTATTTACTTGGTGTTGCTAGAGTTCGCAACCTTTTTAATTACGTTGAATATGTTGGCGAAGAAAACAACGAGCCTTCTATGACTGTACCTGACGAAACAATGTCAATGCGTGAAATTTTAGTTAGATATGCTAAAGGATTACCTATTGATGGTGGTAGAAATGTATATTATGATGAAAATGATGATTTACCAGATATTAAAACATTGGATTTGGCTGAACGTCAGCAATTGGCTGAACAGTATAAGCAAGAAATAGAGTCTATTAAGACTCGTAGAGAAAAAAACGTTACGCTTGGCTCTAAGGTTAACGAAGTTAACATAGATCAAAGCGTAACGAACGCAGGTAACGAAGTTACCGAGTAAAAAAATTAGCACTAATACACTTGATATATTAGTGCTAATTGACACTAATAAAAAAAAGTGTTATATTCGTACCGACAACGAAACGCAGTGGAGTAGGAGGGAAGATAAAAACACGATTTGTAAGTGTCAAAAATTATATTTAATTTAATATAAATTATATAACAAATTATATAATAAAAATAAGAAAACATATAAAAATTTAAACATATGGAACCATTGATGATGTCTGCTATTGCTCAAACTGCTGAAACTGCTGGCAGTCTTGCTTCTCAGTTGTTAACTAGAAAATGGAATTTACAAGATTATGCAAGACAGAGAGCTGATGCTCTTGCTGATTGGAATAGAGTTAATGAATACAATAGTCCATTGGCTCAAATGACTAGATATAAGGAAGCTGGATTAAATCCTAATTTAATTTATGGTCAAATGACTACTAGTCCATCTGTTAGAAGTTCTAATTTGTCGAATTCTAAAATTGATAATCCATTTAGTGGAATGGGTAGTAAATTAATTCAAGCAATTATCGCTAAAAATCAGATTGCTAATATGAATAAAGACTTGGAGATTAAATCTGAACAGATTGGTAATCTTAAAGAAGAAGCCAATATTAAAAGACTTCAAGGACTAGGTCTTGTTCAGGATAATAGGTTAAAGGCTATTACTGCAAATGCTATGTCAGAAGCTGAGCCTGAATATAAACAAGGTATTAGGAGTGGTTATTTAAATCAACATCTTAACTATCAAATTAATCAATTTGATTACGAAGTAAGAAAAGAATTAAGAGATACTAATATTGCTGGTGCTTTACAGGCATTAGCTAATCAAAAACTTCAAGGAGAAAGTAGTAAAGCAACTATTGCTAAAATTAAGCAGGAAACTGCTAATCTTATTAATTCTAATGAAATGCAAAAATTGGATACTCAATTTAAACAAATTGGTGTTGGTCAAAATGATAATATGTTACTTAGAATTGGTGCTAGAATGCTTTATCGTATTGCACCTTGGTTATTCGAAAAAAATTAATGTTTCACTTAAATAAAAAAAAAATGTACAAATCTAGAAAAAGTCGCCGTAGATACGGCAAGAAAAGAGGATACAGAAAAGTATCTCGCACTTATTATGTTTCACGTGGCGGAATTCGCCTATAATTAAAAATCTATAAATTCTATGGGAAAGAATCTTTTTAATTCAATTAAACTTACAAGACCGAAAAAAAATTATTTCGACTTGTCGCACGATGTTAAGTTGTCGACTAATATGGGTCAGCTTACACCTATTATGGCTATGGAATGTGTTCCAGGTGATAAGGTTACTATCAATTGTGAATCGATGATTAGATTTGCGCCAATGATTGCACCTATTATGCACAGAGTTGATGTTAGTATGCATTATTTTTTTGTTCCTAATCGTATTTTATGGGATAATTGGGAAACTTTTATAACTGATGCTAATTCAGGAGTAGTTGCCCCATATCTTTCTTCAGTATATTCTAATCCTTCTGCATATCCTGAATATTATAAGTTATTTGATTATATGGGTGTCCCTACTGATCCATCATCTTCGGCCCCTAACTTAAATATTAATGCTTTGCCATTTGCTGCTTATCAGGCTATATATAATGATTATTATAGAGATGAAAATCTTATTAGTCCTATTGATTATAAGTTACTTGATGGTAATAATGCGACGAAGCGGGCTGATTTATGTCCTATGAGGAATAGAAGTTGGGAACACGACTATTTTACTAGTTCTTTACCTTGGGCTCAAAAAGGTGCCTCTGTTGATATTCCTATTGGTACTATTGGAGAAAATGCACCTGTATTTTTAGAGCAATTAAATTACGGAGATACTACTACTTTAACAGGTACCAACGGAAACGTAACTATTACTAAAAAAGACAATCCAGATGGTGGTTCTGGTTTATTTGCTGAAACGAGTGGTTTAGATTTAGGAAGTACAACTATTAACGAATTACGACGTTCTTTCAGATTGCAAGAATGGTTAGAGAAAAATGCTCGTGGAGGTACTCGTTACATTGAATCTATTTTATCTCACTTTGGTGTAAAATCTTCAGATGCCAGGCTTCAAAGGCCCGAATATATTACTGGTGTAAAGACTCCCGTTACTATTTCTGAGGTATTAAATACTACTGGCGAAACTTCTGGACTTCCACAAGGTAATATGGCTGGCCACGGTATTTCTGTTGGTAGTGGTCATAATGGTTCTTATTATTGTGAAGAACACGGATGGATTATTGGTATTATGTCTGTTATGCCTAAAACTGCTTATCAACAAGGTTTACATAAATCTTTTTTTAAATTTGATAATTTAGAATATTTTTGGCCTGAATTTGCTCATATTGGAGAGCAAGAAGTAAAAAATAAAGAGCTTTATGCTTATACTGCTAATGATGAAGATACTTTTGGTTATGTTCCTCGTTATGCTGAATATAAATTTATTCCTTCTCGTGTTGCTGGTGAGTTTAAAACATCCTTAGATTATTGGCATTTAGGTAGAAAGTTTTCTACTCAACCCGCTTTAAATCAAACTTTTATAGAATGTTCTCCAGAGGCTACTACTAGGATA